GTAGGTAAAAAATTACGCGCCGAACCTGTTGCGGCTATGTATGAACAAGGGCGTGTGCATCATGTAGGTAACTTCCCACAATTAGAGGACCAAATGACGATATGGACACCTCAAGATGCGGACTCACCTGACAGACTTGATGCAATGGTTCAAGCATTTAGCGACTTGCTTGGAAAATCTAGCGTCAGTCATTACTTCAATAGCATTGCTAATTTCTGCGCTAAGTGCGCTCTACCGTTCCCTAAATCAATGAGCCTTTGCCCCAAATGCGGAAGCGCTATCATTGCACCAACACAGGCGGTGGGAGCATAATGGCTGTTACTTACAATACAACGATGGACCAAGGCGCAGATTGGTACATAACTTTTATCTATAAACAACCTGCCGAAATCACAGGCATAACGGCAAATGGCACAACAGTAAATTTCACCGCAGTCAATGGATTTGCGGCGGCACAAACAGTTTCTATTGATGGTGTTTTACCACCGCAATACAATCTACAAAATGTCACGGTTGCATCAGCATCAGCGTCAAACTTCACAGTAACAAATGGCGCAACAGGTATTTATATCTCAGGCGGTATTGCAACAGCCCCAGTAAATGTTGTTGGATATACCGCACGCATGCAGTTGCGTTCATTGCCTTCAGATGCAGATGCAGTTTTAACATTGACTTCAGCGGCAGGACAAATTGCTGTTACTGGAGCATCAGGACAATTTGATGTACACGCTACAGCGGCGCAAACAGGCAACAGTGATGAAGGAACTTACTATTACGACATAGAAATTAACTCCTGAGGTGACACGATGAGCGATGAAGCAATAATTATCAAACCAATAGTGCCGATTGTAGAAATCACGGCACCTGGACCACAAGGCGCATCAGCGGCGGCTCAAATCTTTTATGTTCATACCCAGGCACAAGCGTCAGCGGTATGGACCATTAACCATAATTTAGGTGGGCAACCAACGGCTGTAGTTCTTGATTCGGCAGGAACGCAATGTGAGGGAACTTTCAGTTATCCTAGTGCTAACCAAATGGTCATAACTTTCAGTTCAGCCTTCACTGGAACCGCGTACATCATTTAGGAGTAGAGGACAATGGCAAGAAAATTTTTAGTCAGCATTGACTTAAACAAAAACGAACTACAAAACGCAGTTATTCAGAATCTTGGTACTGCACCTGCAACACCCAGCGCAGGTCAAATGTATTTCAACACAGGCGATGGCGAACTTTATTACTACGATGGTGCCGCTTGGGTATCTGTATTAAATGAATCAGAAGTTATCTCAGGTACATTTGCCGCACGCCCTGCCGCAGGTGTCGCTGGAAGATTGTTCTTTGCAACTGACCAGCAAATTATGTACTTTGACAATGGAACAACATGGGCGCAAGTTTCTGATTTTGGTTCCGTAACAGCACAAACAACCTATGGCGCAACAAGCGGCAACGGTTCTGCAAATACTTATTCTCGTTCCGACCACACACACGGCACACCATCATTAACGAACACAACGCCACAAGGATTATCTGTTGGTGGAAGCGGCGCGGTTGGAACTGGCACTGCTCCTGCTCGTGAGGACCATGCACACGGTATGCCTTCGTTTGGCAATGTTGTTTCTGAAACAAGTTTTGGCGCCGCAAGCGCAAACGGAACAAGCACAAGCATTGCACGCGCAGACCACACCCATGGAACGCCAACGCATGACAATGCGGCGCACTCTGCAATCAATCTTTCTGCATTAGCAGTGCCTCTTGCTGATATAAACCTAAACAACAACAAGATTACTAACCTTGCTACACCTGTAAATTCAACAGACGCGGCAAACAATCAATATGTAGATGATGTAGCCCAACTGCAAATCTAAATGCTACCTACAACAACGGCACATCAGGCGTAGGAGCAACACTTACAAATGCAGGAACACAAGCCGCATTTAGCGTAGATGGTGTTAGCCCTACAATTAACTCTCGTATTTTAGTTAGATTACAGACAAACACTTTTGAAAACGGTATTTATACACTCACTACCGTAGGTAGCGTTTCAACAAATTGGGTATTAACTCGCGCAACTGACTTTGACACTGCGGCAGAAATTGCAGGCGGCGACTTCACATTTGTTGATACTGGCTCCACGCTCGCAAACACAGGCTGGGTATGCACAAGCGATGTTGTAACTATCGGAACTGACCCAATTGTATTTGACCAATTTAGCGGTGCTGGAACATACACTGCAAGCAACGGCGTTCTCTTAACTGGCAATAATTTCACAGGCGTAGTCGTGACAAGCGGCGGATTGACGGTAGGAGCCACAGGTTTTGCTCTTGATACCGCTATTGCAGTCCGCAAATACGCGGCAGATGTTGGTGATGGAAGCGCAACCTCCTACACAATCACACACAGCCTTAACACAAGAGATGTAATTGTTTCTGTTTATGACAACTCAAGCCCATACGCTGAAGTTGTTTGCGATGTGCAACATACAAGCACAAGTGCTATAACTCTCCTATTCTCTGTTGCTCCAACAAGCAACCAGTACAGAGTTGTAGTCCACGCCTAATAACCGCCCGCAGTACAAGGGGCTAAAAGGAGATACACATGGGTCTGCGTGACCGTATCGCAAGAGCAATAGCGACTGGCGACATAGAAAAAGCGCCACGATTGCCCGCGGGTTCTGTCACCATGTCCGAATCAGAAATGCGCAATCAAGCAGATGCGCTAACGATGCGTCAGACTTACGGCAACTCAATAGCATTGCCACGCGCACCATTTAGCGCACAAGTTCCTTTTGGTCCAGGATTACCTATTACTCCAGGGGCAATCAATCCCCTGCAAGACAATGGGCGACCACAACCACGCCGCTATGAATATCAAGTAGCGCAAAACATCAATGTAACTGAAACACGCCTGGTTCCTTTTAAGACATTACGAGCCGCGGCTGACAGCATAGACATTCTCCGCCGATGCTTAGAAGTAACTAAGAACAAAATGAGCGGACTTGAATGGGATATTGTTTTAGGAAACGATGCCTCTGAAAAGATTTCCGCAGAATCAGGCGGCGACCATGTTCGCGCAATGGCACGCGCACGCGAGAAGTACACAGAAGAAATTAACCGCCTCCGTACATTTTGGGAAACACCTGACAAAGCAAATGGTCTTATTTGGAGCGATTGGTTAAACATTGCTCTTGAGGACATTCTTGTAATTGATGGTTGGGCTGTATATCCGCAACCAACAGTAGGCGGCGAACTCTATGGTTTCCAAATTCTTGATGGTTCAACAATTAAACCTTTGATTGATGACCGCGGTATGCGACCAATGCCACCAAATGCGGCGTATCAGCAAATTCTCTACGGATTCCCACGCTCTGAGTTCTCTGCAACAGATGAGGACCCAAAGGCAGATGGAGAATTTACTAGCGACCAACTTGCTTATATGGTCCGTAACCGTAGAAGCATTAGCGTTTATGGATTTAGTCCAGTAGAGCGCTCTTTACCGTTGGCAGATATTTATTTAAGAAGGCAACAGTGGCTAAGAGCCGAATACACAGACGGCGTACTTCCTGAGTTGATGTTTACAACTGATGAGGACTGGGGAAATAACCCTGACCTACTTAGAGCCTATGAAAACATATTAAATGATGACCTTGCAGGACAGACAGAGCAACGCAAGCGCGCTCGCTTACTTCCTAAGGGTCTAACTCCTGTTGTAAATGATGGCTATGGCGAGAAATTCAAAGATACTTTAGATGATTATTTAATTACTTCTATCTGCGGACACTTTGGCGTTATGCCATCAGAAATTGGTTTTGCACCTAAGGGTGGATTAGGCGGTAAAGGCTTTGAAGAAGCACGCTCCGAAAATTCAGAAGCGATAGGCGTTGGTCCTATTGCCGCATGGATTAGCAAGATGGTTTCTAATCTTTCTTACACATATCTAGGCATGCCGCGTGAACTTGAGTTCCGCCTCATGACTAGCAAGCGCTTAGATAATGAATCAAGCGCAAGGAAGGCGGATATTGAAATAAAGGGCGCAGGTAAAACAATAAATGAAAGACGCTCTGAACTTGGTTTGCCTTTATTAGATACCCCACAAGCAGATATGCCTTTGCTTGTAGCGGGCTCAGACATATTCTTATTTTCATCAGAAGGAATTATTAACGCAAAAGAAGTTATATCTGCGCCAACTTTGGAGGGTCCTGATGCCACACCGACCACACCCACTACTCCTAATACCGTTGATGAGAAGCCTGAAGAAATCTCGCCTGAAGAAGCGTCACAAACTGAAGAAGAAGTTGATGCAGAAACTAGGGCTGAAGTAAAATCATTTATGAAATGGGCTTCTAAAGGAAAACGCGCACGACTATTTGAATTTAAGAGCCTAGACCCGATTGTTGGTGAAGCGCTTAACCGTTGCGCGTTTGAGGGAGATTTAGACACCGCAAGAGCGCTCGCTAAAGCGTATTTAACATGACTTGGGAACGCGCATTAGAGGCAGATGCGCGTTTAGCGGCAAAAAATGCACTATTGGTAAGAGCCGCTTTACGACAACAATTAGATGCAGAGCGTGCTTATCAAGGTTATTTAGCAACCACGCCTGATTTAACTCTGAGTCTGCCGCAACAGCGCGTGAGAGCAAGAGCATGGGCAATCATCAACATACGCCCTAACTTAGAGCCGCTAAAAAGCGTTGTAGATAAATTATGGGCTGAAGGTCTTGCCCTTGGTTACACAGCGGCAGGTGAGGCATTGATTGAAGCGCAAGAAGCAAAGAAAGCCGATACAACAAGCGTAGTTGATTGGTCTAAATGGAAAGCAGGCGATGAAGCCGCTTCTCTTGTTGGAAAAAAACCTGGACTGATGAATTTGTTAAGGCAGGCTCAGGGATTTACTTGGAAAAGTTTTTCTGATGCAACATTAAATGATTTGGGTAATTCCATTGGCGAGGCTATTGCGCTTGGTTTAGATGCAAAACGCTCTGCCAGGAACATTATGAATCATGTTGCAAGCCCCGCACGCGCATTAACAATCGCAATTACAGAACAAAACCGCGCTATCTCTTACGCAACATCAGTGAGATATAGAGAAGCAGGCGTGCAACAAATGGAGTGGCTTGTGTTTGACCCTTGCAAGATTTGTGCGCAGAACGCAAACCAAGTTGTAAACATAGGGCAACAGTTTGCATCAGGCGACCAAAGACCGCCCGCACACCCTAACTGCCGATGTGCTTTGGCTCCTGTA